TTTCGTACGCCAAGACGTCGCGCTCTTATGATAGGGCGCATGATGCGCACGAGCCCGATTCTATCGCTTGCCGAGGAATACCTAACCGGGCTTTGCACTGCCGTCAAGTTGGTCGTCAAGCGTAACGACGAGACTAGTGAAGAAGCCTCAGAGGCGCTTGAACGACAGTTCGGTCTTGGTAAGTACGAAGACTCCGGCGGGCGTATGGGCGAAATGGGGACGGACGACTTAATCCGTCACCTAATGAGCGCCCGCACTTATGGACACGTCGCGCTTTCTGAGTCTTATGAGTACGACGAAAACGACGGGCTCTACTATGTCGGCTTACATAGGCGGCGACAAGAGTCATACGACGCATACATTACCGAGCAGGGGACCGAGCGACTTTTGGGTATTATGCAGCGCTACGGCTATGCGTCCGGCGACGTCAAAAGTCGAATCTTGCCGTTGCGAGAAACGCTTTGGCTAGTCAATCGCCCCGACATTGGATGGTACGACGGGCAAAGCGTGTTCCGCTCTGTTTATCCGCATTGGCGTTCGGAGCAATTACGTTACAGGCTCGAAGATTTGGCGGCGAACAAATACGCCGACCCGCCGCAGCAAGGCAAACTTTTGCTAGACCGTTTCGTCCAGTACGCGAACGGCTTAGACGGTGCGCCACCAACGCGCCAAGATTTCGTCGAAGAACTCGCCGACATGGCGGGCAAGCTTACGAACTTGCACAGCGACGAAAACGGTCACTTGTTGCACCCGGATTGGTGGGAGTTTGTGCCGAGGGCGAATCAACACACGTATAACCCGGCACCATTACTAGAGAGCGCAAGTCACCATCAAAGAGTCATGGCGGAGCGTCTTTACGTCTCTTTTATTACCCAAGGAAGAAAGGGTGACGGGGGCAGTAGGTCAATGGTTGAGACTCAATCAAAGACCATTGAAAACGCCACGATTGATTCGATGCAATGGATCTGTAACTCGCTAAACAAGCAAACGGTTGACCGGTTTATGCGCGCGAATTTTAGCAAGCTAGACCGTAGCGCATACCCTCGAATCAGTTTCGAGCGTGGCGCAATTGTGACGCCATGGTGGCAGACTAACGCCCAAGCCTTCGCGCAGTTTGTAACACAGGGTATCGTTAGCATTAGTCCCGAGGATGAACGGGCAGTTCGTGCGGCTTCCGACCTTCCCGAACCTTCCGACGAAATGCCGACGCAGGTCGACCGCATCGCGGTACAGGCTGGCGGGCGTCTCAATACGGCGCAAGGACAACGCGAGGCAGCCGAGCCCGGAAAGTCGAAAGCGCAGCCTAATAAGTTCGTCAACCGGTTAGTCGACCAAGACCGACTCGAAGCGGAGGAACAAGGATAATGCCGTACAAGCGAGAACACGCAGCGCGGCAACTTGAGCCGACGCAGTTTGATGACTTCCGACGGGTACACGAGAACGGAGCACCCGACGGCATTGATTTCATTTACGGAATCAAAGAGGACGGTTCGAGCGAGATTCAAAGCGTAAGAGCAAACGCCGAGCTTTGGAGCGTCGACAAGTTCCGCGAATGGCTCGAAGAGCACGAGCTAACCGCCGACCTATTGGAGCCCGCAGCCACAGAAGAAGACGAGCCCAAAGAGGACGAAGCCGAAGAAATGGCAAAGGGCGACGCAAGTACGCCGGCAAAGCCTAGCGAGCGAATCAAGGGCAGCGAAAAGAATAAAGAAGGCAGCGCGAGCGGCGAGCGTGGCGGCATTGATATTAGTGAGGCAACCGAAACGGCTTTGCGGAACAAATCGACGGCGCATAACGAAGAAGTCAAAGGCGACAACACGAAGCGCACAAATCTAGGTGCGCTCAAATCCGTTTATCGTCGAGGCGCGGGTGCATTTAGTACAAGCCATAGACCCGGAATGACTCGCGCGCAATGGGCAATGGCTCGCGTCAATGCTTTCTTGCACCTACTGAAAGCCGGCAAGCCAAAGAGCGCGAAGTATATCACGGATAATGATTTGTTACCGGCGGGGCATCCACGGGCGACGAAGAAAGAGTCGGAAGAGAGCCGAGAACTTGGGCGAATGATTCGGCTCCCGGCATACATTCGCGACGCACTCAAGAAAGGCTTGAAGCTTCACGAGGCAGGGCGCAGCGGTCAAGGGCTCGTCGAAACGACGGTACGCATGGCAACGATTGGCGCGAAGTCGGGCGAATGGTCAGAGGAGAAGATCATCAAGGCGGCGGCATGGCTTGAGCGACACGCGAGCGACCGCAAACTAAAGGGCGGGCGGCGTTGGAATGTCAAGGGCGCAGAAACTCCCGGTTATGTTGCGTGGCTACTTTGGGGCAGCGACGCAAACGACCGGGGCGCAAATTGGATAAAGAATAAAGCCGCAGAGCTTAAAGAGGAGCGCAAAGAAATGAGCCTACCAGAACAAGATCAATCGACCGAGCTTGGTTTTTACGGCGACAAAGAAGAAGAAAAGAAGATGGCTTTTGAGCCTAAAGCGGGCGACCCGCTTGGCGAATACCGCGACCCCGATTCGACGATTGCGCCGATGATTATGCGCGAAGACATCGAGGGCGAGGAAAACAAAGACTTACATGTATTGCGCTTGGGTACATTATACGACCTTGACAGCGGCGAAATGGTCATGAATATGACCGAGGATTCAGCGCGAGAAATCGCCCGAACGACGAGCCGAATGATCGAGGCAGGGCACGCGGTCCCTATTAGCTTCGAGCACGGCATCGAGGGCGGGCAGCGCGGACAAAACGGCTCAGACCGTAGACCATACGGGATGATCATGGGCGTTTATTATGACGAGATGCGGCGCGGTATTTATGCGCGCAAGCAGTGGACCAAGCTCGGCAAGTCTTTGCTTTTGGACTCGATGACCGAGGACGGACGAACAGCGGTTCGCGTATCGCCTCGCGTTATTATGAAACCGGCTTACCATCCGAGCACCGGCGAGCGTTTGGGCGAGTCATACATGGACGTCGTAAGCCTTACGACATTGCCACGGCAAGACCGAATGGAGCCCGTCGCATTATCACGATCAACGATTAGAGTAGAGGGCGCAGAAGAAGCGCCAGAATTGCAACAACCGGCGGAGCCTACCGCCATAAATGAAGGGGTCGAAATGACTGAGAAAACCACCGAAAACACGGTTGACGTTTTACTCGCTCGCGGCACCGAGGAAGCCAACGCCATTTACACGGCGGCCGGGCTCGAAGAAAACGCGCCAGTTGTTGAGCTTGCGCGAAAGTTCGAGAGTCTTACGGTTGAGCTTTCACGGGCTAACGAAGAGTTGACGAAATACCGAACCGAGGAGCTTAACCGACTTGCAGCCGAGAAAGGCGAAGAAGTCGAAGCGTTTCTTAACGCTCACGATGTTAGCGACGTCGAGCGCGAATTCTTTAAGGTTTCACTATTGAGCGACGACGAGAAGACCGCAGAGCTTGCGCGTCAGACCATCATCGCACGCGGCGAGCCCGACAAGTTGGAAGCCGTAGAAACCGCACTTACAGAGGCAAAGAAGCGCGGCGCGGTTCCCGCTGATTTCGTCGTTGAGGGCGAATTGGCAGAGCTTAGCCGAACCGCTCCCAATGTTGCCGTGGGCATCATCAATGCAATCCCCGGCGAGAACGTCGTTCGAGTTGGCGAAGCAGCTGGCAGCGATTCCGCTGGCGTTGAGACTCAAACAGCAGTCACCAAAGAGCAGGCAGGCGTCGAGCTTTCACGGCTTGCGCGTGGTCTTGTAGCAGAAGGAAAAGTAACGAGCTTGATCGAAGCTCACAGAATGGCAAAGAACGAGCGCCCCGACTTGGTGGCAGCTATGAAAGAAGGGGAATAAATGTCTTTTCACGTAAAGATTGACGATCCAAAGTGCAGCGCCACGGCTGAAGAGGCCATCGGCGAGGGTCTTGGCGTTCGGCTTGGTGCTGACAAGCAGAAAGTCGCACAGTACGACAGCGCAGGCAGCGACGTATTCTACGGAATATCAGCCGAGGCAGCCGACGCAGACGGCGACGGCATCCGTTTTTACGGTCCTGGCGAGTATTGCCGAGCTGTAGCTGGTGAGATTCTCGAAATCGCAGACGGCGAAGAAGAGACCAAGCTGACACTCAACAGCGCGGGCAAGTTGATCATGGCTTCTTCTGGTCAGCCTGTACACGCTATCTGGTGCCCGAAGCCAGGACACGCAAGCGTCGCAGCTAACGATTTTATCGTTGTTCTTGTTTGCGGTTGGGGCGAGCGCGTTCTTGACGCTTAATTAACTTTTTAGACTAAAGGATTTTCAAAATGGCTCTTAATTATCAAGCACTTAACCCGAAGTCAATTCTTCGGGATGCTCTTATCGACCCAAGCCCAGACTTGGCGGGTATGCAGCTCGCATACCCTAAAATCTTCGGTATCCCCGGACTTGCCGAGGGTGGCGTTGCTCGTGGTCGTGCAATCGACTTGACCGGTAATCCGGGATTTCTTCACGGTAAACTCTTGGTCCGTAACAAGCGCGACTTGTTGAACGCTGCCGCAGAGGGTAGCGTGGCTAAGCCAATCAACAGCCCTCGCGACCAAGTTGAGCGTTTCGCTTTCTCCGAAGTTGAATTTTCTCTGAAGCAATTCGACGGAAAAACGACGATCCCTTTACCGTTCCTCGAAAACGGTTTCTTGTCTTCTGAAGACGAAGAGCTGATGATGGTACAGCGTGCAATGATGAGCGTGCACCTTAAGCTTGAGCGTTATTGCTCGGCTTTCTTTACCGCGATTGCCGCCGACTCTGCACCAGACCGCGACCCCGCAGGATGGACCGAAGTTAACTGGCAGTCTTCTGGCGGTACTGACTTAGATTCTTCTTCGGATTTCATGGAAGTCATGAGCAGCGTTATCGCTGACGCTCGTTTGCGTTCTACCGCGCCAATCAATGCTATTTATCTCGGGCGCGGCGTTCTGTCTCGTTTACAGAGAGAGCCAAGTATTTTGGGTCGCTCAGTGGTCGGCGATGCAACCAAGGGTGTCGCAATGGTTAACGGTCTTTCAGCAGCTCCACAGTCCCATGTAGAGGCTGTACTGAAAGAGTATCTGGAACTCGAAGAATGTGTCATATCTGGCGCTATTCATGACAACGGAAACCCGGCAGCGAGTGCAAACAACGCTTATGTTTTCCCGACCGACCGTCTTTGGATTGGTTCGGCTGGCGAATTGCAAATGAGCGTTCGCAGCGGACAGGCTCCACGAGTCATTAATGGCGCTGGCGCGTTCGCTAAGCTCATCGGAAAGATGGACGTTCAAATGGGACCGGAGCCCGGCGTTATGCCTCAGAACTTCGAGGCAATCGCCGAATATTTCTGTGAAAGTGTTGCGCTTGATACCGATAAGGGTACAATCGTCCACAATCTCGGATAATAGGGTTTTAGTATGTCAAAAGAGCTTAAGCAGTATCGACTCAATGGCTTGCGTTTTCTTCATGATTCACGTGGGCGATTTGTTAGAGACGGCGGGACGGCTTGGCTCGATGACAGCAAAGCGCGCAAAGTCAGGGCGGCATTAAAGCGAGACGGTCGCCCTGATGCGCTTGTACCCTTGAAGAAGGAAAGCAAAAAAGCAAAACCGAGGCCTAAACCGGTTGAGCAAATACAAGACAGCACAGCAACCGAGGACAAAGGCGCGGACGAATCTTTCTCCGTTGATGAATCTTCGCCGGTCCTCGGGTTGCATTTCTCAATTCGCAAAAAGATTGCAGCATTCATTTCGGGCGCAGACGTTGAGACGACACCCGAAGCCGACGAGATTATCAAGGCGGCACCCGCCGACGTGGTAGCACTGGCACAAGAGGCAATCGAGACAGACGAGGCATGACATGGCGCCGCCAAACTTTCGGCGGATTCTTGACGCCTCGGCAACTATCCAAGACAGAGCAGAGCAAGATTTCGAAGAACTAGCAGAAGCGTTAGCCGAAAACATCGGTCGACGCATTGCCGCATCTTTGGGCGTCGATCCCGATACGGTTTTTCCGCCGGACGGCTCAGACGGTCGCGACGTTGGTCGTACAAACTTCGAGCGACTTTTGCAGAGTGTGACCGGCGACGATGCCGTGCGCGCCGTCGTTCTTGCGTCGGGCGTCGAGGACATCGAAGACTTTATCGCTCAGAGCGGCAGTTTAGCCGCTAGAGAGACGTTAACCCGCGCCGTGGGTGATTTAGCGGGCTTAGCCGAGCAGTCGCTTGTGGCGCAAGGAATCGCCGCCGAGGGCGCACTAGATACCGTCGCAGCTGAGGCGCTCATCGGTTCATATATCACGAATACAATGGACGAAGCTTTGCGCTCGACAATCGACAGACCGGCGGCGGTTCGCATTCGTCAAGGCATCGTCGCCAATATGGGGCAAATGTCAATCGCCGAAGTCGCGCAGGTTATCGCAGAGGAACAGCTAGCGAGCGTGCCGAGGGCAACAACGGAAGCGCGCACGCAATTGGCGGAAGCCGACCGGTTCGTCAATGAGACGGTTAGAAAGTCAATCGACCCGGATGGCGAGCGGTTTTTGCTTGCGTACATAGGTCCAGAGGACAAGATAACGCGCCCGTTTTGTACACACTTGGTAAATAAAGCCTTTACCGTCGAAGATTTCAACCAGGCAAGGAACTCTCAAACGGCGACGCATCCAAGGATAAGCGGCGGCGGGTACAATTGCCGGCACGACGTGCGGGCGGTTATTGACGATAACAAAGTTTTGTCTGACTTGCGCCTACAACGTGGTACACTTGCCGACATACAGCAAGCAAACGCGGCGGCTAAGTCAAAGAGGCGCAAAAAGAAAGGAGCCCGACGACGATGATTTTCCAAGTACAAATCGGACAGGCTACGACCTTCGAATGGTCGCCCGCAGTTTTGCCGGACCCGAGCGGCGCAGTAACGGCGAATTTTTACGCTAACGGCGTTACTTTAACGCGAACACTAAACGCAGCATCTTCACAAGCGTTTTTAGAGGTTCCCGACCGATATCGAGTCAAGCTTGGCGAGCTGAGTAGCTCGGCGTTTGCTGGACTTGTCGGAAGCACCGGAACCGGCGGTTGGTATATGCACGCCGAGGGCTTCGGGCAGTTCCCGATTCGAATCAGTCATTTCGACGATACGAACAACGAATTGATTTTGGCGGAAGCTTTGCCGGTTGGCATACCTACGAATACAAGTGGCACAGTGTACCATAACGTATGGCGCTGTGTGATATCGTCCGACACGCTCGGTACGTCGGTTGACCGAACCGGATATTATGCAATAAATTATCAAATCGACGACGACCCCGGCGCTGGAAATACGTTGGTTCGTCTTAAGAATGAGCGCGGGCGTTTGCGCGTGGTTCGTAATCGTTTCGACACGGGTTTGACTTCCTACGATTTGATTACTTTGGTTCCGCAGCTCGAAGCGACTAAGCCGGCGGCGCGTGAGGGTTGGCAACCGTATATCGACCGGTACGATATAATCGGCGACATTGAGGCGGCTTTGCCTTCTGACCGTTTCGCCGACATGGCTTTAGGCGAGCAGTTCCGCCGGGCTCATGCTTTACTTGTAGCGGCTTCACTTGCGGAAATTGGATACGCGCCAAACGTCGATCCCGACAAGATGCGCGAGGCAGCTGAGGCAGAGCTTAGACGGCAAATCTCGCGGCTTCATTGGTTAGACGCAGACGACGACGGCGAGATTGACAGCGGCGAGACGATGGACAATCCCGACAGTCTTGTTTCTATGACTAAATCGAGCAATACTAACACGAAAAGGGCGTACGACGACCAAAAGCGTTTCCGTCCTGTTTTGGATAACTTAAACGACAGGTAACGCCGTGCAAATCATCCGCGATTTACAAGTTACAGCAATGGCGCACACGACGGTTACATTCACGGCGACTGAGTGGACGCAAGTTAACCTTGCGGATATTGGACCCAATCTAACCGAAGAACAGCCTGGCGAAGACGTTCAGAGCATTTTGATTCAGTGCACGGCGACCAGTTCGTCGCCGGTTCATTTCGTTTTCAAGCAAGACCCTGGCGTTAATACAAGTGCGTCGCATGGCTTCGAGATTGAAGTTGGCGGCGTGTTGCAAGAGGGCACGGTCAAGAACATTCGTTATTTGTCGCTTCGAGGCGCGACCGGTGGCGGAACATGCAAGATCATTTTGCGGAGCTATAGGACAGCAAACCAAGCGCCGTGGAATACCTAACTAACGGAGGACAGCAAAAATGGTACGGGGCAGTTATTCGCCGCCGAGCCAGATAACGACCGGCAGCATCCAAGGCAGCGACAGCGATGGAGATACCGGGCTTTTTATCGGCGAGGGGCTTGCAGGTTTACGCGCCGACGGCGAGCGGCAACTTTTTGCGACGACTGCCGGCGTTACAATGCGTATTCCGTTCGTGGCTATCGACGCGAGCGATTCGCCCTTTACGATGGATGTCGACGATCATTTGGTGCTTGTGGATACGTCGGCGGGCGCTGTTGAAATTTCTTTGCCTTCCGCAGTGACGGCGAGCAATCGAAAGTTTATAATTAAAGACAAAGGCAACGCATCAACGAACGCGATTACGGTAACAGCGGCGGCTGGAAATATTGACAGCTTCGCCTCGGTTACTATTCAAAACTCGTATGCAAATTTGCCGGTTTTTTCTGATGGCTCTAATTTCTGGGTGATTTCATAAGCCGCGCCGGTTCTCGCCCGTCGCGTGCGTTTTTATTAACTTGCGAGACGGGAGAAAGAAAAGAATGGCTCAAGGCATTTTCCTTCACGAATACAATACGGGCGGCAAGCTCTATGATGGCGCGATTACAGCTAACAACAAGTTGGCGAATCGCCAATATGTTATTGATAACGCCGCGATTCAGTCGAATAACCTTAGCGACCTAGACAACGCCGGAACAGCGCGAACAAATCTCGGCGTCGCTATCGGCAGCAATGTTCAGGCGTACTCGGCTCGCCTCGATGACTTGTCAAATTTAGAGCAAAGCGACGGCTCCTTTGTCGTATCTGATGGAACCAATTTCGTTTTTGAGAATGGTGCAACCGTCCGCGCTTCGATGGGTCTTGGCTCGATTGCTACTCAAAACGCAAATAACGTAACAATTAGCGGCGGTTCAATTTCGGGTATTACTGATCTTCCGGTCGCTGACGGCGGAACCGGCGCAAGCAATGCCGCAGACGCTCGATCAAACTTAAGCGCTCAGGAGTCAAACGCTCGGCTTGATGATATATCAGGGCTAACTGCTTCAGACGGTGGCTTCATTGTTGGTGATGGCAGCAGTTTTGTAGTTGAGAGCGCAGCAACTGCGCGTGCAAGTCTGGGCGTCGACCCGATTGGTACAGATAATTCAACCGATGTCAGCCTCGCAACGGTTTCAAATAATTATTTGGCGTTGAGTGGGCAAGAGATTACAGCAAGCACGGTTCCTGTTGCGCTTGGTGGTACAGGTGCGACGACTGTTTCGGCAGCCCAACAGGCGCTTGACCTTGAACCTTCGGTTGATATCATGGCTTTTGATCAAGAGCTTGCAGCGCTCGCCGGTCTCACAAGCGCAGCGAACAAACTGCCGATGTTCAGCGGCTCGGGTACTGCTACCGTCATCGACTTTTTAGACGAAGACGACATGAGCAGCAACAGCGCGACCGGCGTACCGTCTCAGCAGTCGGTCAAGGCTTACGTCGACGGCGTGCGATCCGGTCTCGATATCAAAGACAGCGTGCGACTAGCATCGACGGCAAACATCGCAGGTGCATACGATTCTAGCGCAAAGACTTTCACGCCGACAGCGGTTGGCGTCTTTGCAATGGATGGCGTTAACACGGCACTTAATGACAGAGTTTTGTTGAAAGATCAAACGACTGGCAGCCAGAACGGCATTTATTTTGTTAGCACGGCGGGCAGCGGCTCGGGCGGTTCCGTAACTTTTAATTCTTTGGGTTTCAGCGGTTTACATTTGGGGGGATTCAGAAATATTTTATCTTCCTCGACGACAGCATACTTTCAATCTGACCATACTTTTGATTTTGATGCAGGGGACAAGATTCAATATCGCGCGGGGACCATTCACATAGCCTTCACTCTTGATGATGCGCTAGAGAGCGGAGACACGTCTGTTGGAATTACTTTTGACTCGGACAATTCCCAAAATCATACAGGGCAATCAATTTCAAGTGGCAATTTCACGGCTTTTGGTACACTTGACCCGGCCGGAACTGCCGCAGTGTTCACCCGTGCGACTGACTTCGACACAAGCGACGAGATTACAGCGGGCGCGTTTACTTTCGTTGCCGAGGGTACAGTGCACTCTGACGCCGGTTTTGTCGTCACGACGAACGACTCCATAACGCTCGATTCTACAGCAATCGCTTTTACGCAGTTTTCCGGCGCTGGTCAGATTACAGCGGGTACCGGCTTGACCAAAAGCGGCAACACGCTTGCAGCAACCGGCGGGCTTGCAGATATTGCCGGCCTGGCAAAGACTGACGGCGGCATTATCGTCGGCGATGGAACAAACTTTGTGCTTGAGTCTGAAGCAACGGCCCGCTCCTCACTTGGCGTAGCAATAGGCTCGAACGTGCAGGCTTACGATTCTAATCTTGATACCTTGAGCAGCCTATCGGCGGCTGCACTGAACAACGTAACCGACCTTTCTGCGCTTTCTCACGCAGACGGAAACTTCATTGTTTCAAATGGTTCTGATTTCACCGTCGAAAGCGGTTCAACCGCGAGGGATTCGTTAAGTCTTGGTACAAGCGACAGCCCTCAGTTCACCGGCATTGAACTTGGGCATGCATCTGATACAACTTTGGCACGATCTGGGTCGGGGGATGTATCAATTGAAGGCAATGTGATTTATCGTGCCGGTGGTACCACTATCCCGGTTTCAGACGGTGGCACAGGCGCAACAAGCGTGAGTGCAGCGCAAGTCGCTCTTGATCTTGAGCCTTCAGTCGATATCATGGCTTATGATGCGGGTCTTCAGTCGATTGCAGGATTGACGACACAGGCTGATCGCATGATTTACACGACCGGCTCAGATACTTACGCGGTGACGTCGCTTAGCTCATTTGCGCGAACTCTACTTGATGACGCCGACGCGGCAACCATGCGCGCAACGCTTGGTGCGGCTTCGACTGATTCGACAGAGCTATCAGTGGATGTTAGCGAGCCCTCAAGCATTGCAATCGGCGACGTCGATGGTATGTATGTTTACGACATTAGCGCAAACAGCACAGCGCTGACAGTTGACCTTCCATCAACCGCGACGGCGGGATGCCTCGGAAAGTCTGTGATCTTTAAGATTAAGAGCACAGTCGGATCAAGCTCAAGCCTTACAATCAGCGGCGCGACCAATCAGACGATT